AACTTCGCAGGTGTAAGCGTTGAACTACCCTTTTGGGGCACCTGCAAGCGACCTGGGCATTGACTACGTAAACTTACCCCCCTTACGTTGTCTTGTCGTTAAACTGCCTCGCCGGGGCGTCAAACTGGCAGTGGGTTTGGGGTCTTTTCCCTTGTCTTTGTTTATTCGTTAGGTTGAGTATAGGTGACCATCTGCACATCGACCAATAGTCGGTAAAGCAGGCGTGTAAGCCCTGGGTGCTACACGATCGAAGACCCGTAAGGCGATCCCTACAGGTGGTCTCCTATGTTCAGTATAATTGAGCACACAGACAGGCCAGACCGCAGACTGCTAGAGGTAAGACCCTCAGACCCTAGGTCGGGATGTGAAGTCGGTACATCGGACTACTAGGTGTTCTGTGTGCTCAATTATATTGAAGGTAAGACATACAACCTTACTTTGAATGAAGTACGTTGAGTATCAGTGAACACACAGATCAGCGGGTATCTTCCCAACAAGTCCGCGCGGATGCAGCGGGAAGCTCTATGTCGAAACTTTCTGTGTGTTCTCTCATACTCAATCATGGGTATGGTGTGGGGTTAGAGAGGTTATGGTTTACAAATCACAAAAACAACTGACAGCAATTGGGTGGGCTGATAGCGACTCTTCCAATATCAGTGCCACATTCTTCCATGAACCGTCACAGACCCTCTGTGTTCGATTCAAAAATGGTGGTCTTTATAGTTACATGGCCCCATTAGACATCTACATGGGTCTCGTCCATGCGGAGTCCATGGGTAAGTATCTTCACAACGTCGTGAAGTCGTATCCCTACACTCGTTGGGAGAGTGAAGACAGTCTTCTTGCTTATCTGAATAACGTTTAATTTAGTTCAAAATCGGGGAAGAAATGGAACCCCCGTCGGGGGGGCAACATATTTTAACCTTTATTTTGACTTGCTTTCATAACACCACAATCGTCAATCAGTCCTCACATATATGGAAATGAAATGACCAAGCAAGTCACCAAGACCACCGGCGAGCAACAAGCCCCAGTGGCACAAAACCCCAACAACCTCTACATTAGTGTCCAAACCTTCAATCCCGAAGGCAAGGACATTGGGTTCCGCATCGTGGACATGTACCACTTCGGGACCCGCAATTGGCTCCAGAACCACCATTGGTGGGCGATGCATAACGGTAACTGCGTGGAAACCAATGTGGCCACTCCTGAGCAGATCGAGAAGTATCTGGCGGCGGCCAAGACGGCCCTGGCGGACAAGTTCAACCACGAACAGGTTGCTGCCGCGGCCTAATACTACGTCATAGATCATTTTTACTTTGATATCATTATTTTATACTCTAACTATACTTATGTCAACCTTATAAGGTGGTTAAAGTGATTAAACTGACATATGACCAAGTTCTAAAGCTACAGCCATGTTCTCGTAATAAAATACCTGATTTTGGTCGTCGAAAGTATTTAACGGCCGAACAGGCACTTGACAAAGGTGTTAGCGTTGACGATCTTCTCTGGGTGGCTGGCAAACTTGGTAGAAAAGATCTTTGTGTTCGGTTTGCTTTGGAATGTGCACAAAGAGTTTCTCACAATAATACTGATATAAGAGTTTCAAAAGCTCTTCGAGCAGTACAGGCTTGGCTAGACTCACCATCTAAATCTGCTGCTTGGTCTGCTAGGTCTGCTGCTGAGGCTGCTGAGGCTGCTGAGGCTGCTGAGTCTGCTGCTAGGTATGCTGCTAGGTCTGCTGCTTGGTCTGCTAGGTCTGCTGCTGAGTCTGCTAGGTCTGCTGCTTGGTCTGCTAGGTCTGCTGCTTGGTCTGCTAGGTCTGCTGCTGAGTCTGCTGGGTTTGCTAGGTCTGCTACTTGGTCTGCTACTTGGTCTGCTGCTAGGTCTGCTGAGGAACTCGAACAACGAAAAATCTTTATTAGAATTTTTAGTTAATAAGATTACATTTGACCTAAGTCATGCACAAACAAAACAAGGAATTTCAGCTATGGCTGATAAAAATCAAGCTCTCACAATTCTTCAACAAGGGATTGTGTTGGACAGGACCATCTTCCGACAGTTCGGTGCGGACTTGATGGCCGAAACCATCACGGCAATCTCCAACAACAAGAAGCCCTTGCTGGTGGTGGACGATGCGGAGCAGTTCTTCACGGTCGAAAACCTGATCAAGCTGGTGCAACTCAAAGATGGCAGGTTCAACTTGGTCGCTGAGAAGCTCGGTGGAGCCCAAAACGTTGTTGTGGCACCTCAGGTAGTACAGGAGGTTCTTGAGGCTGTAGAGGCCCCCCAGGCCCCAGCAAATGCCATCGGCGGCTATCAGTTCGCTGAAGTCCCTGACGGCTGGTCGATTGGCAATAACATGAGCCTTGGTCAGACGAAGATCAAGCGCAAACTGCCGAACGGCTTTGGTGATGGCACCGAGTTCTATCTGTCGCCCGCCCAGTTCCTTGGACTTTGGTCCAATGTGTCCAAATATTGGGCGAACATACCCAAGGCCAGTCAGTCGATGATGCTGACCACACCCCTTGGTCGCAAGACTGCTTACTTCACCATGGACAAGGTGACGGTCGGCGGCCACACTCTGCGGCGCTACGAGATTGAGCAGGTCGCCAAGCATCGTGGCTGGGTTTTCCCCGAACAAATCGCCGCGTAATTGTTTTTGACCTGAGCATGTCATTAAAAGGCTCACTTAATCCAACTAGGAGAAAACAATGGCTGACGAAAAGAAAGAACTTCCGACAGTTTTTGGCCCAACTTTCGAGGGTCATTTCCCACCTGAAATGCGACGCCAAATGTGGCCGTTGTGCTGCGGGATGTCAATTATCAGTGGTTTTAAGTCTGTTAACACCTTGTCGGACGACGAGTTGGTTAAACAGATTGAACATATTTGTACTGTTCCTCGGCCAGATTTTCAGATCTTTCAGCACGAACAAATGAAACCTGCCATGACTTGGTTGACCCTCAATTCTGGTCAAATGACTAGCAAGAAGATCATGGACGCCATCAAGAAGTGTGGTTTTGTCAAGATCGGGGAAGCCACACCGCGCGGTAGCCCCCAAGGTTTGTTCCTTCGCGACAAAAGCAAAACCTGGAAGCTGGCGGCATAATGTCTATCGCGGGTCTTTTCTTCGCTATTTGTGCTGTTTGTATGTTCCTAGCAGGCATATCTGCTATGAAGAACGACTTTCCTGAAGACGGAAGACGTACCACAATTACAGGGTTGCATTGGTGTTATGCCGGTGCTGTTTCTGCTGTAATTGGATTTATTATCTTGACAGCTTAATATTTTGGTATATAATATCTCTTAAAGAGACTCTTAGAGAGTTCTTTAAAGAGACTAAATAATATAATAATATATAAAGATCTCTTTACCCTCAACGTAGAAGTTCTTAACTCCGTTAAGGAAGACCAATAATTGGTGAATAAGAAAATCCCCGAAGAAATCCTAGTTGATAGTAAGAGTGTTATAGAAGAGAACCTACCCTCTTTGTTTGACACGTATAAAAGCTTGAATCATGCTAGTCCATCTTCTTGGTTCATTTGGAATTCTCAAGGTGTTCTTATCAAGGAATACATGCGTATATGTCACGCTAGTATGCAAATGCACAAACCTGGTTTTGAAGAGATGGTTACTGCTGTTCCAAAGTCTAATGAGGTTTCTATAGACTATATTCGAATGTTGATAAATGGTCCCTTCAAAGCTTTTAGTGATCTTGTCAGTCTTAAGAAATCGAGAGCGACTTATTATCTTCATATTACTGATCTAGACAAATGGCCAAGCAATGTTCTTTACAACTTCTGTATTGCCACCCGAGTTCCAATAGAACATTCAAAGTTTCTTAAACAATGGAAGTTGTTGACACAAGCTGGGTTCGACACTGTTCTAGCCTTTCTGCTGTCTTATTCTACTCGTGGTGAGCCATTTAATGGCGACAACAGATTTTTCCCGGTACATGGTCACTATTGGTTCGCTCCGTCGTCCGATTGGGGTCGGATCATAAAAGGTGATATGACTTCAATGTCAGAATCTTTTAAGGTAAATCCTAAAAATTGTCGTCCGTGTGACAAAATTTGGGGTAGTACCGATTATAATACTATTCGGGGTATGAAGACTATGGACGACGAAAAGATCTCGGAGTTGTTTGGTCTACCCATTATCAAGCCAATAGCTGAACCAAAGATTAAAAAGTTTGTTCCAATGCCTCCACTATTTGTTCAACCTCCCTTGCATATTTGGGATGATCTACCACAACCACAACCACAACCACAACCACAACCACAACCACAACCACAACCACAACCACAACCACAACCACAACCACAACCACAACCACAACCACACATAGAGGAACACGATTTTGATTTCGACGACCTTGACGACGACGACGCCTTTGATGAACTTTAAAGACATGCCGTTTACTAGCCTTAACGAATATGGTGGTTTGGACAGTTCCAGCCATCTTTTCCGTGGAATTGGTATGCGTCCTATCAAAGATCCCGAGTCTGCTACTTTGATTGTCTTTAACGGCGGTGCCGATATTGGTACCAAAATCTACCACGAACGACCGGCTTATCGTGGTGTTCCGTTCGAACCGTCTCGTCGTGATGAAGAAGAGATTGCCATCTTTAATCGTTTTCCGAATACTTTCAAACTTGGTATCTGTCGTGGAGCTCAACTTCTCAATTGCCTTAATGGTGGCACCCTCTGGCAAGATGTTGATCGTCACACTCGCGACCATATGATCGTTGACACCCGAACTGGTGAAAAGATCAGAGCCACCAGCACACACCACCAGATGATGCGACCCAATTACAAGACTGGTGTTGTCATTGCAACGGCTGACGAATCAACCAGAAAGCTTGCGAATCCTGATCATTGGGAAGCTGGGCATAGTCTTTTCTACCCAGACGACCACAAGGACACTGAGATCGTTTGGTATCCGCAAACCCGGACCCTCTGCATTCAGGGTCATCCAGAATATGTTCCCGGTTCTCGTTTTGCTGATTATTGTTTTGAACTAATGTCAGAATTCATGCAGGAGAGTTTGCAATTTGCGGGCTAGTCGGAGTCGCGGGAGACATTTATGGAAGTTGGAAAGACGTTTTTAATGAACTACTACTAGTTGACAGTGTTAGAGGTGCACACTCAACTGGTGCTGGATTTGTTCACAGAGCCACGAACGAGTTCACTCTAGCAAGAGCGCCCGGACACCCTTTCAACTTGTTTCACTCCAAGGCGTTCGAAGACGCTATGGACATCAATAATCCTGTTAAAGTTCTCATAGGGCATAACAGATATGCCACTCTTGGGGCTCACACTGAAGAGAATGCTCATCCATTCGCTTTTGAACATGTTATGGGTGCTCATAATGGTACGCTTGACAAATTTACTATTAAAAATCTTCATGATGCGAATCTCTATGACACAGACAGTCAGGCCATTTTTTCGACAATAAATGAAGTTGGTGTTGTTGAAACCATGAAGCGTGTGACTGGCGCTTGGGCTCTTACGTGGTTTGACAAGCGAGACGGAACCCTAAACTTCCTGCGTAATGACAAGCGACCACTTCACTATTGCTATTCTGCAGATCGTTGCACGCTTATTTGGGCGTCTGAACCTGAGATGCTTAAGTACGTTCTAGGTCGTCGTCGCAAGAAAACGGAAGGCGACGAGTTCTTCACGATAACCAAGGACACCCATTATAAGTGGAAAGTCCCCACGGTTGTTACCAAGAAATTTGACAGTCCCGAGCAGTCTAAAGTTGAAGGGAAGTCATGTGTTTATGCCACAGTCCCTTTTACAGGTGGGGCTACAACTACGACGACGGTGAAGACGTTTGCTGGTTATAAGAAGAGTGATAGCAATGTTCTATCGTTTAATCAAAAATTCGATACCAAGCGATTTCGCCCCCCATACAAAGACATCTACGGCCACACCATCAACAAGCAGCAGTTTGAGCACATGGTTGCCGAAGGCTGTGCGTTCTGTAATGACAACAGTCAAGAATGGGGTGACTTTATTCAGATAATGGGTAACTGGAATGGGGCCAAGAATACTCCATTCATGTGTGAAGTTTGTTATGGCGATGTTGATTGCTATGAAACCCTCCGACATGTGATGTGAAGGAAACAAGAGTTGAAATCAACAGTATTGGTCGGTTGCGACCCAGAACTCTTTATGCGTAACCCTAATACGGGTGCTTTTGTGTCTGCTGACGACCTGGAACATGGACCAAGAATTCCCGGAACTAAGTGGGAACCTCACAAAGTTCCATTTGGGGCGGTCCAAATTGACGGAACCGCACTTGAGTTTAACATTGATCCTGCTAAAACCTGTGATGAGTTTGTTCACAATATTCAATCCGTTATGAACACCATGATCAATATGGTCCCCGGCTATAATGTTGTGGCTGAACCTGTTGCTCGGTTTGAGCCAGACTACTTCAAGTTTCAAGTCCCTAGTCATGCCCAGGAGCTCGGCTGTAACCCTGACTATAGTGGCTGGACCATGACTACCAATCCGGCCCCCGATCCCGCTGGGGAGCCTTTCAGGACCGCTAGCGGGCACATTCACATTGGTTGGACAGAGGACAAAGACATTGAGGATAAAGATTGGTTCATGCTTTGTTGTCGTTTTGCACGTCAGTTGGACTACTATCTTGGGATGTATTCACTTTTTTGGGATAAAGACCCGGTTCGTCGTTCACTATACGGGAAAGCGGGTGCGTTTCGTCCGAAATCCTACGGGTTGGAGTATCGCGTTCTCTCAAATAGATGGTTGGATTCAGACCCATTGATGCGTTGGGTCTATAACACTACTCAGGTCGCTATGGCCGACGGCTTTAGCGGGCTCTGGGCCGAGGACAACTATGGTGACATCGCACAGACTGTGATCAACACCAATGATGTTGATTGGCCTGAACACTATCCCGAGTGTGACTTGCACTTGGATCCACTAACACTACTTAAGGCGGCTTAATGCCTAAGGAAATACAGTTCGACAACCTAGAAGACGTTAGTTCCAAGTTCAGTCAAACTATCTGTTATTATGAGAATAAAGCTGTTTTCGTCAAGCAAGTTAGTCATCAGATAGATCCTAATAACAGTGAACAGATTCCAGATAAGTTTCGTCTAGTCGTCTGTGCTTTCAATATGCGCAATAAAAATATAAATCTCGAAGACAAAGCGTTCACATATAAGAAGTACAATATTGGTTATGCCAATACTAATAATCACTGTCTTTGGTGGTATAGAAAACCAATCAAGCAATATCGGCAGGGTTTGATTCGTTCCCAACTCGGCTTTTCATCTTCAGAAAATGTTATGATGCCAGAAGAGAATTTCAATTTTTCACGTCCGTATGTAAATATGCTAGAGAATGTTTATCCTGAAATTCCTGTTGTCGAAAAGGTCTTGAAAGACAAAGAAGCTAAGACTATTGCTTTTCATAAGGATTTCGCATTGTCGTATGATTACATCCACCAGGATTTTATTCTTGAATATCGTGGTACCAAGGTTGGCGTAAGTCTTAATGGTAATCTTGGTGAGTACAAGATTTTGAATGAGTACAAACACCTCAATGAAGCATTGCAGGAGGCTCTCGCATAATGCTTACAAAGAGAATGAAACTGGACGACACCTTAACTCGTCATATTCCTATTGCGAATGCGGCTAGTGTGACAGACGTTTTCGGTATTGAAGTTGAGCTCGAAGGCAAGAATATTATGAGCCCTGAAGAGCGGGTTAAGATTTTGTGGGCTCAACATAATGATGGCAGTCTTCGGAAAATCGTACCAGGATCTCAGGCTGTTGAGTACGTCAGTCGTTCACCATATAATTTGAAAAATACTGAGAAAGCTATCCAACTTCTGTTTGGTTACCTTACCGGTCCAGGGGTTGAGGTGTTCGACTCGTACCGGACTTCAATCCATGTTCACGTTAATTATTCTCAAGAATCATTCAGAACCATCTACAATTCGATGGTGTTGTCTGTGATACTTGACGAACTTCTAGTGTCTCAGAACGGAGAACACAGAGTTGGTAATAATTTCTGTTTCCGCGCCAAGGATGCGATGGGACAAATTGTTGAACTTGTAAACTCCATTTCCCAGGGTTCAGACTTCTTCGGTATTCAACAGAATAATCGCTATAGTTCAATTAATTTCGCCAGTCTGTTGAAGTTTGGCAGTATTGAGTATCGGTCCTTGGAATGCACATTGCATGAGGGTCGTCTTATGCATTGGATTGGTACCCTCCAGCAGATCAAGGAAAGGGCTAGGACATTTCAAAATCCTACTGCAATCATCCAGCAATTCAGCATGATGGACTCGACTGAATTCCTGAAGAATTCTCTTGGGCCATATGCTATCAAGTATCTTAAGGTTGCTGGATTTGAAGAGATGTTGCGAGACGGCATGAGGATCGCTCAAGATTTGGCGTTCTGTTCTGCGTGGAATGAAGGGGCTTTGACCGAATGACCATTTGGATTTACAGTGGCCGACCGTCCGACGGAGCCGCCTTGCTCGCTAAAGAGGAGGGTTTTCGTCGTCTTCATCTTAATAAGGTTGTTAAGCCGGACGATGTGATTGTTAACTGGGGTAAATGTCGCGCTGCTATTGCAGTTACTAAATTTCGGCCACTAAATCAACCGGGTGCGGTTGCTAAGGCTGTTAATAAGCTAATGACATTTCAGATGCTGGCGGGAAAGAATATACCCACAGTTCCTTGGACAGCTAATAAGGCTGTGGCCAAGGAGTGGCTGGCTTCTGGCAAGACGGTTGTGGCCCGGAAGACCTTGACAGGCCATGAAGGCGATGGTATTGTAATAGTAGAGCCAGGTAATGAGCTCATAGAAGCTCCCCTCTACACCCAATACATTTTCAAGGAAAAGGAATTTCGCGTTCATGCAACGCCATATGATATTATTGACACCCAACAAAAGGTCCGTGACCCTAAGCGTGAAGTTGTTAGCTGGAAAGTTCGTTCCTGGCAAAATGGTTTTATCTTTCAGCGCAAGAACATAATTCCTAGTGCTAAACGCGACGCCTTGGCAATACAGACCATCAAGGCGCTGGGCTTGGATTTTGGTGGTCTGGATATCATCGAGGACAAAAAGGGAGATTTTTATGTCCTGGAAGCTAATACTGCACCGGGCATCGAAGGGACAACTGTTCAGCAGTACGGCGTCGCCCTCAGAGGTCTTGCAGAAAGTTTACGAACCGGTATTAAACCGAAGGCAATTGCCTATGATCATAAGCCCGCAGAACAACAAGCTGGACCTGGATTGTGGGTTGCCGCCCCTGCTTCCGTGGCCGGAATTGGAAGTGGTATCCGCAACCTCAATCTCGGTTGGTAGTGGACCAATGAAGTTAAAGACTAAATACAGTCTTCCACTTTATCTTGAAAGTAAGCTTGTTAACAAATATGGTTGGGTTGTTGAGAGGCGTGAGTACAATCAACATATTATCTTCATCAGGTCAAGATCAGCCAAGAGAAAGCCTAACCCGACTATCAAATTTGGTCCGGCTCTTGACGAAGCCCAGCAGAAGAAGCTGACTGAACGCTGTGACAACATTGTTAACTTCTTTCCCGATCCATATGCAACCACTATGGCTGTTCGTCAGCGTCTTCATAATCTCGCCCAAGCACTTGAATCCGTTCAACAACAGTTTGTTTTAGACTACATGGAAGAGAACTTCCCAGAACAAGACGAATATAAGAAAGTACGGGAGAAGTAATGCGCTGCCCGATTTGTGATCGTGATACTAATAGTTTTTGGGACTGTCTTTCTTGTAGTGAGATTATACAGGAAACTGTTGAATATTTTAATGAAGAAGAGCAAGATGAAGATCTTATTGAAGATGGTTGGGGATGAACAAGCAACGGCCTGATTGGTCTAAAGAGCAACTTCTCATTTTGCGTGACCTACGTTATTTTGGTCTTTCATTTAGTAAGTGTGCAAATAAGCTCGGTATAACTAAGAGCGCTGTTGCTGGGCAAGTCTTTCGCCACCAAGATCATTGGAATGGTTATAACAAAGCCCCTAGTTTGTCCGCTATCCGTCTTGCGCAGTTTGATCCCCTAATAAGGAGAGCGATAAGTGGCTAAATACAATGCCGCATTCATTAACAATATTGCCGAGGAGGGTAACAAAATTGAAGCTATTGAATATCTTCAACGTACTTGGGACGACCTTCAAAATCTTCGAATTGCTCTTGCCAAACGTGGTTATACTGTAAGGGAGATCAATCGTGCCCAAGACAGCGGAACATTCGACGGACAAGTTCGGCAGAGCTGAACGCTCTACGGAGTTTCTTGAGGGCTACGGAGCCTGTGCTCGCTCAATTAGTCGTCATCACAATCCGTTTCCACAGATGGACGGTGGGTTGCGGGATCAACGCTGGGAGGACTGGCATGAGGGCTGGAATACCCGGTTCTACGGAGAGAAGATTTATGAAGGAGAACCTAATCCATAATGAGCGGCAGGACGTGGGTGGCTGCTGACCATCACCTTGGCCATGCTAATATTCTCAATTTCAAACGAGAAGACGGAACGCCACTTCGGCCTTTCAAAACTATAGAGGAACATGATGAAACAATCATCCAACGTCACAATGCAGTTATCAAGCCCGAAGATCGGGTCTACATGCTTGGAGACGTGTGTATCAATCGGCATAGCAGGCATTTGCTATCTCGCTTTGTTGGTCGCCTTGTTCTAGTCAAAGGCAATCATGATATTTTCAAGTTGCCAGACTATCTTCCGTTCTTTGATGACATTCGTTCGTATGTGGTTCAAAAGGACGGCGAAGGTAATAAGGTCATTCTTTCCCACATACCTATACATCCTGATAGTGTGGGAAGGTTCGGAACCAACATCCATGGTCACCTTCACTACCAGAAAATAGATGATCCAAGGTATGTGTGTGTCAGTCTTGAACATACAGACTACTCGCCAATTCAAATTCATGAAGCGTTAAAAAGGAAAGTGCATGACAATTACCGTAAAAACTGATTGGAGTCATTGGCTTATTGAGGCAGGTAACCTTTTACCAGGTAGTCAGATTAGAATTATCAACGTCCCGTCTGGATTAACAAATAATGAACGCTGTTCCGAAATGAACAAAGCTCTTAGAGTAGCTTATCCTAACAAAAATCTCAGAGCATATTGGCACGGTCTTTTTTATGTTTACTATGAGGCCATTATAAAATAAGTCAGTTTCTAAGGCACATTGCCTGTAACGAATGTGATAGTAGTGATGCCAATTCTTTGTATGATGATGGACACACTCATTGCTTCAGTTGCGGTAACACGACATTTCCGAATAACAATAAGAAGGAGGACAGTAATATCCTCACAGAACTCGGTAAAGACTACAAAGATTTAACTGATCGAAAGATATCCCGCGCCAGTGCTGAGAAGTATGGCATTTGGCGTAATGGTGACACGACATACTTCCCATATTTCAATGATGGAAAACACCTTGCAAACAAGGTCAGACACCCTGATAAAGAATTTAATGTTGAAGGTGACATCAAACACTCCGGACTCTTCGGAAGCCAGCTTTTTCCTGGAGGTAGTGCGAAGTTCATTACAATTGTTGAAGGCGAATATGACGCTTGCGCGGCATTTGAGCTCATGGGAAGCAGGTGGCCGGTCGTGTCTGTTCGATATGGAGCGGACGGAGCTAGTCGAGATGTTGCAGACAACTTTGAATACCTTAACAGCTTTGCAAACGTCGTTGTCTGCTTCGACAGGGACGATCCGAAAGTAAATGAGAGAACGGGACAAATCCGTTACCCCGGCCAAGAGGCGGCTCTTGCTGTGGCTGGTATGTTCCCCATCGGCAAGGTTAAGATTCTTACTCTTGCAGACGGCAAAGACCCGAACGACTATCTTAAAGCTGGTAAGCGGGAGCAGTTCAACCGTGAATGGTGGTCCAGCCCGACGTTTACTCCAAGCGGCCTCAAACTTGGCCGCGACATGTGGGGTGAGATCAGCGAACGGAAGGCGTATGAGACAGTACCGTATCCCTGGGACTTGCTTAATACTCAGACATACGGCATTAGGCTTTCGGAGTTCGTGGTCTTCACTGCGGAAACAGGTGTTGGAAAGACATCAGTACTCAAGGAAATAGAGTTCAATATCCGTAAGGTTAGCCCCGATGCGGGTATCGGACTCCTTCACCTGGAAGAGACTAACGGCGACACAGCACTAGGTTTGATGTCACTTGAGGCTAATCTACCTCTCCATCTTCCAGATGTAAGGGACACAATTAAACAGGAGGAGATGCGTGAGTATTTTGATCGGAGTGTTAATACTGACAAGCTGGTTATTTATGATCATTTCGGGAGTAACTCCATTCAGGAGATACTCAATAAAGTCCGCCATATGCACAATCTTGGTTGCAAGTATATTATCTTGGACCATCTTAGTATTGTCGTGTCTGATCAATCAGGGGATGAGCGTAAGCAACTAGATGAGATTAGCACTAAGCTCAAAACTTTGACAATGGAATTAAATATCGCGGTACTTGCTGTAATACACCAGAATAGGCAGGGTCAAATTAGGGGCACTGCTGGTGTGGAACAACTGGCCAATATTGTAATCAAACTTCATAGAGAACGTCTCTCCGAAGACCCGTGGAGGCGTAATGTGGTGAAACTTATTGTAGAAAAGAACAGGTTTTGTGGCAGGACTGGTCCTGGCGCTTACCTTCATTATAACGAATTCACCGGGCGACTCACAGAACTAGACAAAGAACAGATTATACAGTACAACAACGGAGGAACTACAATAGTTGAGCATTCATGGTAAAATACCTTCCCCGCGTTGAGGACTATCACAAATATTGGTACATAGACTGCGAAGCAGACAGCCTGTACCCATCTAAACTTTGGATGATGTGTGCCAGTCGAATGGACTCTGATGAAGTTCATAGTTTCGTTGGCCATGATGCGATACGGAGATTTTTCGATGAACTACGGGGACAGGGGGTATATTTTGTCGGTCATAACGCGATCAGTTACGACGGACCTCACACGGCGAGATTGGTTGGCGCTCCCATTCACACTGGTAATATCGTCGACACTCTTGTTCTTTCATACCTGTACGATCCTGCTCTCAGCGGCGGCCACAGCCTGGAAGCTTGGGGCGAACGTCTTGGAGACCCGAAAGGGCAGTTCGACGACTTCAGTGGCTACAGCCCCGAAATGGACAGGTATTGCCAACAAGACGTTCGGCTCGGAAAGAAAGTGGCTCGTGCTCTGTGGCAGCGTATGTTGCGGCTTGGTTTTAGTGAGCTGTCTTGTGAAATTGAACATGAAATCAGAGAGGTAGTAGATGAGCAAAAGCGAGCTGGTTGGGCATTTGACATCCCAGGTGCACAATCTCTTGTCGGTCAACTCCGAGCTGAGCAAGCAGCTCTGGAAGGTCCAATACTGGAGCTATTCCCACCCAAGCTTGAAGTTGTCGGAACATACAATCGAAGAGTTAAAGCGGACGGAGGAGAATATGCGAGCCGCCTCAGGCACCTTGCAACATATCCTGAACTCCGTGAAAACGGAGACGGAACCTACAGCACTCTCGATTGGCAAGCCTTCAATATTGGATCGCCTAAGCAGAGAGTAGAACGCCTACTTGGACTAGGTTGGGAACCCCAAGATTTCACTGAGAAGGGTTTCCCCAAGGTTGACGAAGAAAGCCTTCTAGCGTTCGCTGAGAGTTCGAGAAGACCTGAAGCAACTGCTATTGCTGAATGGCTTGTACTTCAGGGTCGGTCATCTATGATTGACACTTGGTTGAATAATGTTAACTATGAAGACAGTTGTATGCACGGTAGTGTTCTGACTTGTGGTGCAACAACCCGTCGGATGACACATTTTGGTCCAAACACAGCCAATATCCCTAAGGCAAAGCAGAAGGTAAAGTATGGAATTGAATGTCGAAGGCTCTGGCAAGCTAGACCCAACCGACGAGAAGTTGGCTATGATGCCAGCGGCCTTGAAATGCGTATGTTTGCTGAGTATCTTAACAATGCTGAGGCCACCCTTCTCTTCACTACAGGAGACCCCCACCTCCTTAACACTAGAAACCTCGAACTCCCAGATGAAATGCGTGATCTCACGGTCAAGAATGGATTCTACGCTTATCTCTATGGAGCTGGAGATGGTAAACTCGGAGTCACGCTTAAACCTGAACTTCGTAAAGGTGAAGCTGGACCATACGGTAAATGGGCTCGTGGAGTCCTTGAAAAAGGTACGCCCGGACTGGCCAGATTGGTCGCAGATATCCAAGATGAGTTTCGAGGAACTGGCGGACTTCTCCGAACTATTGATGGGGGATTCGTCAGGTGCCACTCCAAAAGCGCTAGCCTTAATTATAAGCTCCAAAGTGCGGGGGCAATAGTTATGAAGAAGGCGGCTATCATAGCCCGTAATGAGATTAAACGGCGCGGGCTTGATGGCTTCTATGTGGGTAACATTCATGATGAAGGACAACTTGATGCAAAGACCGAGGATTCTGAGGAAGTTGGAAAGACCTGTGTTGACGCAATCACAAGTGCAGGGCTTGCTATTGGATTTAAAGTCCCGCTCACGGGTAACTACAAAGTTGGACTCAACTGGGCAGAGTGCCATTGATCTAAATAAATACGAGAAATATTGCAGGGAAAGTGATCTATTTGCATGAGACAAGGACCAGACTACTATCAACAATTTGAATGCAATGATGAAATAGGACCATACATTACAGTACCACTCGAAATAGTGGGCGACTTTGTAGATTCTGAGTGTGTTCAGTTCCACGACAACGGTAATGGCACATTTCATTTGAGAATATTCGATAAATTGGTTGACAAGTAAAGTATCATAAGGTACAATATTGAATATGGTGATGAGAGATCATCTACTTTAATGTCGAAGACAATAAAACAATAAGAAAATAACAAGAAAGAAAGGAGCATCTATTGCTCATTCGTGGAAAGGCCAAGTGGGCCAAGATTACCGGTGAACCTGGTTGGGGTTATCAAAATGCTCACAAGGAGTGGAGCATTGATGTGTATCTCGACGAGGAAACTGTTCATCGGCTGGAAGTTGAAGGTCTGAAAGAGAAGATCAAGGACAAGGGTAATGGTCCTTATATGACCTTCAAGCGTCGTGAACTGAAGCAAGACGGCAGTCCGAACCAACCCATTCGTGTGGTTGACCATCATGGTGAAGCGTGGAATCCGAAGACCAAGATCGGTAATAGTTCTACGGTCAATGTCAACTTTGCTATTAACGAGTATGGTAAGAATCAGAAGTCGGCTAATATTCTATCGCTTCAGGTCTGGGACTTGGTAGCATTTGAAGGCGGTGAATTCCCAACTAGAGAAGATGACAAGCCCTGGGCCGAGGAAGTCGCTTAATCTCAACTTTAGTAGATGACATCTATTCTGTCCTGGAAAATGGTAAGCAAGTTACCGACGCCGAAGCAACTGAATTTGGGTCTGAACTTGCTACCATTATCCGGGACAGTCTAGAAGAAGGTAAACGACCATTCACCCTTCGTATGTCCAACCTCGGAAAAGGCGCACGTCAACTTTGGTACCAAAAGAGATATGAACCAGAAGAACCACTCAAAGGCCACACTCTCCTCAAGTTCCTCGTTGGCCACATTACAGAGTCTGTCCTACTATTCCTCGCCAGCGTGTCGGGCCACAATGTTACGGCTCGCCAAGATGAAGTGGCTATCCAAGGAATTAAAGGACATATCGACGCCGACATCGACGGAGTAACTGTTGATGTCAAGAGTGCTAGCCCCTATTCGTTTAAGAAGTTCGCTAATGGATCTTTGGCTGAAGACGACGCCTTCGGTTATATTGAACAGATCGCCGGTTATAGTAAAGCAAGAAACACAGACGGTGCATTTCTTGCAATGGACAAAGTCAGCGGACACCTAGCTTATCTTCCATTCACTAAGGACGAACTTGCTGCCACAGTTAATGTTGAAGAACGTATTGACTATTTAAAGTCTGCTGTTGAGTCAGATGTCGAACCTGAAAGGTGCTACCCCGATGAAGAAGATGGAGCAAGTGGTAACCGAGTTCTTGGAACAAATTGCTCCTACTGTGATCATAAGAGGCGTTGTTGGGCTGATAGCAATGGTGGTTTGGGTCTTCGGACCTTTCTTTATTCTAATGGCCCTAAGTTTTTCACGACAGTAAAAAGAGAACCGAAGGTATTCGAAAAAGTGAACTTCTAGAGCAAGGAAGCAAATATGGACGACGATAACATCTTTCATCTCGGTACCATTAATGGTGGTAAGGGTAAGGAAGAAGAGGCTAAGTTTCCGAGTAATCATTACGTAATTACAGACATCGAAGATGTGGAATGGTTCGCCGAGGGTTTTCTGATCTTCACCCCGCATCACGTTGCCATCATGAAGACTACAGAACTCGGTGCGGTTCCTGATATTGTTATACCCATTGGCCGCGTTAAGGCCGCTCAGATGTGCGACGAATTGGAAGAAGAAGAGAGTGATGATATTTATGATTAGTCTTCTTATTCTTTCGATTTTTGGTCTAGGTCAGTCTGACTTTAGTTATCCTCCGGTCCCTTGCTCAGTTCCCTGTGTGGTTGAGTTTAGTCCTGGTGGTATCATCGATCTATTTGCCGCTCAAGGTAGGCAACTTGCTGCTGACAAGACGCCTGTAATCGTGGATGGTCCTTGTTTGAGTGCTTGCACTATCTTGGTCGATGAAGCTCGTGATAATGTTTGTATCACTAAGAACGCGGTACTAGGTTATCATCAATCAGTTATGATGACAGAAGATGGACCTGAGTACGGAGACATTATTTACAAGACACCAGGGTTGAATAAGTACATTCAATCTCGAGGTGGGCTTCCTAAACCTAATAGTGGTCATTTGTTGATATTGAATCAGAGCGAAGCTGGGAAGTTTTACAAGACATGTTAGATCCACATAATCTTCTTTCTCAAGTTCATCCCGATCTTGTCAAAGTCATCAACGCTGCTAGTCAAACTCCACAACCATTTCAGGTGATCTATGGAATTAGAACTCTCGCCGAAGAAAAGCAATTGGTTCTTGAGGGATTTTCCCAAACACTTCATTCGAGACACCTCCCAGACAGTCATTACAATAATCTTGCTATGGCTGTTGATATTGGGGTTTTTGTCAATGGCGTCTATCTTGGCTCTGGTCCCACTGTGGCTGTGGTCTACACTGCGGTAAGTAAACAAGTCTTGGCTGCTGCTCAGGAGTTGGGTATTGACGTTCAGTGGGGTGGCCAAGCAGTTGGTGCTTGGGTAGACGGTGTGGTTAGTCACTTCCAGGACTGGGGCCATTACCAACTTGATCCGGCTAAATATCCTTAGTGGCTTTTAAGTCAGGCTTCGAGCGCACGGTCGATGCCAATCTAAGGTCTCGTGGGGTGAAATATACCTACGAGACTTTGGAACTTCCTTACACTTTAAACGGAATTTATCATCCAGACTTCATACTAGACAACGGAATTATTATCGAAGTCAAAGGTAGACTAGATCGGGAGAGTATTCGCAAGATGATTGCGGTACGTAAACAATATCCTGATCATGACATTCGCTTCCTATTTATGGAGGCCAACAAGAAAGTTCCCTTTCAGAAGCAGACCCACGAGAAGTGGGCAGACCGGAACGGCTACAAGTGGGCCGTTGGTGTCGTACCCCAGGAGTGGATTGATGAGTAAAATCCTAGTTATAGATATCGAATGGGCACCTGCCAAGGCTTATGTCTGGCGGATGTATGATGAGAATATTAGTCCTGATCAGTTGATTGATAGCGGCGGTCTTCTCTGCTTCTGTGCTCATTGGGTTGGCTCTAAAGAGTTCATCTTCCTCTCTAAGTGGGAGTATGGTGCAACAGACATGGCATATGTTCTTCGCAATCTTCTTGATGAGGCAGACGCTGTAATTACTTACAACGGCAATCGATATGATTTGCCTAAGATTAAAGGCCATCTAATGCTTGAGGGTTTGAAACCTTTTGCACCACCTACCTCTATCGATTTGATTAAGACCGTAAAAGGCTTGGGATTTGTGATGGCCAAGTTGGCTTATATTGGCCCCTTACTTGGTGTTGGATCTAAGATGAAGCATGAAGGCTTTGCACTCTGGCGGTCTGTTCTTGAAGGCGATGTCAAGGCCCAGAAGCGGATGCAGAAGTATTGTATTCAGGATGTCAAGGTAACTGCTAATCTCTATCAGCGAATTAAACCTTTCATTCAAGATCACCCGCATCTTGGGGATAACAAGGGAGCTTGTGGAGCTTGTGGGAGTAATCATGTACAATCTAGAGGATTTCGAAGGACGAAGTTTTTTAAAGTACAACGACTTCAGTGCATTGACTGTGGTTCTTGGCATACAGGCGCCAGAAAGAAGGTTTGAGATGGATGATATGCTGAATGACATCATTGATCGTATCTACGAAGGCGAACCCTTTGATGCTAAGACTCTCGAACGAGAACTTGCTGAATGGGGTTTTATGATCGTACCGATTGAAGACCCAACCAATCTATTTGGTGTGATGGAAGATAATGTCTGATGCCGAGGGGTCAATACCTGGCGCAGTTAAGTATGACCAAGGAAAGGCTCCAGTCTATCGTGGAGCAATCGGATACTTTCCGCGAGCAATTGAAGAACTATCTCGTGTCAGTGAATTTGGTGCCAGAAAATATGCCTGGGCTGGTTGGAGACATGTCCCAGACGGACTTAATCGTTACACTGACGCACTGGCTCGACACCTGCTCAAGGAAGCATCTGGAGAGGTTTGTGATGCTGATAGTGAACTTCTACATGCTGCCCACGTTGCCTGGAATAGTCTAGCTCGTTTGGAACTAATTCTTGAACAAAAATCTTGATTATTGGACGAGTAGTTATGCTTATTTCCGGCATAAAAATATAGAACCAAACCAAATATTGTGGTATTGGTTATTCGAAATATTGGAGAACCAATGAACGTCTACCTAGCTGGCCCTATGAGAGGCATTCCAGAGTTTAACTTTCCAGCCTTTGATATGGCTGCCCTGACACTAAGAAAACATGGACATGAAGTTTTTAGTCCAGCGGATAATGATCGCCAAAAAGGTTATGATAAACTAGAACTTGATGGTAAGGTTATGCGTTGTATGATTATGGATGATCTCAATTATATTGCAAATGAAGCGGACGCAATTGCTCTTCTTCCTGGGTGGCAGAAGTCAAAAGGGGTTGCGGCAGAAGTGGCACTAGCTAAATTCCTTAGCCTCAAGATTTGGGAACTATCGGAGTACGACGTTGAGCAAGGGTATGAACAAGTTCGATCTTAAGGATCGTAGAAGACAGCGTAGGCAGAATCACTTTGATAAGGATCTGAAACTACCTAAACAACAACGACAGAAACCCAAAAGGAACTGGGATGGCGAACGGTCCGAAACTCTGGATGAAATTGATCTCTGAGGCCCCAAAGAACTCTGTTCTGATGGGTGGAGCAGTTGTTGACTACGCATATAGTGTACATCTTCAACCGAAAGACTACGATATCTTTTATACATATCAGGTTGGTCTACCAGTTCTACCACCTAATTGGGTAAAACTTGATCAGGATAATCAGAATGAGTATGAACAAGGTAATGGTAATCACATCGGATCTGTCTATGATTATCTAGTTGATGGGGTGTATAGGATACAACTAATAGGTGTGCACTTTATTGACCCAAAGCAGCATTTCAAATCCTTTGATCATAGTCTAACTCTTGGTGTGTTCAGCAATAAAGGTATGTTCATTCATCGTAAGGCTTTTGAATCCGTACAGAATGAAACTATTGAGTACATTAGCAAGAATAAAGAACCTAAAGCAGTTGCTAAGTCCTTGGCACGGGCACAAAAGAAAGCAGATAAGTACGGCTGGCTTAACCCACAATTTAAAGGGTTCGATCTAGCTTTTAATATTGAACCAGCAGGAGAAAACCTATTCTAACTGATTATCAAAGATTTATACACACAAGTCGCTACGCTAGGTGGATACCTGATGAGAACCGACGAGAAACCTGGGAAGAAACTGTCCGACGCTATATTGATTGGATGATGCTTTACACCAAAGGTGGTTCTCTAGGTTCAAAAGAATGGCTTGAAATTGAAGATGCGATAATTAATCTAGAAGTCATGCCATCAATGAGATGTCTTATGACTGCTGGTCCAGCTCTTGACAGGACTCACGTAGCTGGTTATAATTGTGCTTATCTTGTAGTTGACAACCTACGCGCCTTCGATGAGGCCATGTACATCCTACTTTGTGGGACTGGTGTTGGTTTCAGCGTGGAAAAGAAATATGTGGATCAACTTCCAACCATCGGAGAAACTATTGGTGGACAAGATCAACCAATTGTCACAGTACCAGACAGTAAGGAAGGGTGGGCATCAGCCCTTAGAACCCTCCTCAGTTACCTCTTTGAGGGTTACACACCTGGATGGGACGTTTCGCGAGTACGGCCTGCAGGCGCTCGACTCAAGACTTTTGGGGGTCGTGCTAGCGGACCTGAGCCGCTTGTCGAGTTATTTACTTATGCTACAGAAGTTTGTAATCGAGCCCGAGGAAGGCAACTATCGTCGCTAGAGTGCCACGATCTTTTGTGTAAGATTGCAGAGGTTGTTGTTGTCGGTGGTGTAAGACGGTCAGCCATGATCAGTCTAAGCGATCTAAGTGATGAAGGAGCAAGGCAGGCAAAGCACGGAGCTTGGTGGGAGCAGAATGGACAACGAGGTCTATCTAATAACAGCGCGGTGTACTTGGGAAAACCATCCGTCGGAGAATTCCTACGAGAGTGGCAATCTCTATACGACAGTAAAAGTGGGGAGCGAGGGATATTCAACCGTAAGGCAAGCGTGCGACAAGCTAGTCGAAATGCCAGACGAGATGTCTCTTTCGAGTACGGGACTAATCCTTGCAGCGAGATCATTCTTCGACCTAATCAGTTCTGTAACCTCACTGAAGTCGTTGTACGATCTGGAGATAACTTGTCAGACCTGGAACGAAAAGTGCGACTGGCCACCATTCTTGGGACCTTTCAGTCCACTCTTACTCAGTTTGCGTATCTCAGACGTTGCTGGCGGAAAAATACAGAAGAAGAACGTCTACTTGGCGTTAGCCTTACCGGAATCCTCGACCACCCAATCCTCGGACGAACTGGTGAAGGTTGTCTGTGGCTCCAACGCCTTCGGGAGATAGCAGTTGCAACAAATAAGAATCTGGCTACTACTCTTGGTATTCAGCAGTCTGTGGCTATTACTTGTGTTAAGCCTTCAGGTACCGTCTCCCAGTTGGTGGACAGTAGTTCTGGCATTCACCCTCGGCATAGTCCTTTTTATATTAGGACGGTACGAGGAGATGTAAAAGATCCGCTAACCACATTCCTAATTGACCAAGGTGTACCCTTTGAACCAGATGTCACAAACCCAGACCATACGGCTGTCTTCTCTTTCCCCATCGCAAGCCCAGATGCTAGTTTGTGCAGGTCGGATATCACTGCAATCGAGCACCTTGAAATCTGGCGTAATGTCCAAGAACATTGGTGTGAACATAAACCCAGTATAACGGTGAATGTAAAAGAAAATGAATGGATTGGTGTGGGATCTTGGGTGTGGGATAATTTCGAT